CCGTACTACTTTTGACATTTACTTTCCTTATACTTTAATAAAAAAATGTAGATTTATAAATTTGTGCTAAGACAGCACCGAAAGGTATTGCCTTAGCACTTTTTATTCAGCTACCTTTAAGCAGTTTCTACAAAGTCGGTATCATCACCAGTTGTTACGGTGTTATCGTCATCGTCACCAGCTTCCTCAACTTGTGCTGCACCGTCTACAACAGATGTGCTAAAGTTCCATGCTACTGACTGCCCGTCGTAAGCATTTGATCCTGCTGAACCTGCCGGTGCTACTAAAGTTGCTTTACGGCCAGCAATTTTTCTTGCTAAATATGTTTCAGCATCATCCATTTTAAATGAAATGGACATTTCGCCAGCTGATAAGTTTGCCGGCACATCGTCCCATACTAAAGTACATGTATATTCAGTATCGCTTGCTCCAATAGGAGCAACTACAAACTTTTTGCTGCCTCTTTGTTTTACAATATGACCTTCAACGACACTACTACCGTCGTGAAAGTTTACTTTGATTTCGTTACCTGCTGCTGTAGGTTCTCCGAAAAATCTTTTGTTAAGTGGACGTCCCATTGTTTTCTCCTTGTTGACGTTCTAGGTCTACGCAGTGGGTACTGCATAAGTCCTCATCTAGAGGTTCTCTCTATGACAATAGTATTTATCAACATAAGAGGAAAGGTATACTAGTCTAGTATACCTTTCAATCAAAGCTTCGGTGACACGTTGCTCGAACAAGAGAGTTATCATCGACTTTAAAATATGATAGGCTGGACTAAGGATTACCAGCAATCGCCTTTGTAGATCCTGTCTATAAAGCGAAGCCTAGCATCGAACAGTTACTTTCGAAATACGCATCTTCATGTCTCCATGCTCATGCGCTGCCACTACAGCTACTAGCCAAGTTACTGCCTCTACTCAACAGCATTTCCTTGCACTATCTAACTAGGACCGTCGTCTTCGTTATGTTTATATAATAGCATCGTATAAAAAAAAGTCAACCAAAAAAAGTCAAAAAAATAGGGCCCGTAGGCCCTATTTTATAATAAAAACTAAACTTAGCTAAAGGAAACGTTACCGTTATTGATAGCAACTTTAGCTAGATAGTCTGCTGCGTTACCTAGTGACGAAGCAGTATTGTTAAGCTCAACATAACCATAACGTGTTAGGAAGCTTACTACTGGTTCGAAGGTAGCAGGATCTAGTACCACACCACTTGACATTAGTGGAACATATGGACAGTAGAATGCTGCTGCATCAGACTCTGAGGTTCCTTTGTAACCAACTAGTACTGCTGCACTATCAGCTGCATAAGTGTTTACATAAACCTTCATAGCGTTGTTAAGAGTACCAACCATCTTTGTGTTAGTTGGTGCTTCGAAAGTACCTTCTGTAGTACGTGCAAATGCAGAAGTTGTAGCAGACTGAAGAATTGTAAGTGCTAATGGACTTACAACTGCCCAGTTACCAGCGCCGCGACGTGTGCGCTGAGCAATTAGGTTTGCTGCACGGTTGATTTGAACTGCAAGTGCTGCATGCTCGTCACCAACAAATGTAGCTGTACCAGATACTGCTGCTTGGTTGTATGTCTCAACTGCTGTACCAGCAAGATTGTCTAGACTAGCTAGAATTTCTTGGTCGATTTCAGCAGTAATTTCTTGTGCTAAAGCAGCCATAATTTCTGCTTCAACATCGATACCGTGCTGTGATTGCGCATCTTGAGCAGCTTCAAAAGTCCAGCGAGCGGATAGCTTACGTGACTTAGCTTCTACTGTCTGCTTCAAGATCTGAATGCTTAGACGGTTACCAGCTCTACCTTCAAGGTTTGCTGTGTTTGCAGCTTTAGCAGTAGATGCATCACCGGAATATGCTTCAGCAATCTTGAATGGTGATAGCGCTTCTTCACCTGCTGTTACATCAGTGTTACCTGCTGATGTGTCGTTTACTGAATCGCTATAGCGAACACGTAGGGTATGCACTTGACCAACTGGGCCGGTCATTGGCTGTACACCAACTAGCTCGTTTGCTATTACTGTTGGCATCACACGTCTGATAACTGGAAGAATTACACGGTTAAGTGTAGCAACGTTACCAGCAGATGTAGCACCTGCAGTTGCACTCTCTCGTAACTGCTTGCGAGTATTTTCGAGAGTTGTTTCCATTACGGACTTTTTGTTGCCGGATAGACCTTCAAGTAACGCACTTTTAGTGTCGTTCCAGCGGCCTTCTAGTAGTTCTGACATAATTAATCTCTCCTTATTTTAAGCCTGCAAGACGTCGTAGTGCAACTACATTTTCGTCTGCTGTAGAACTATGTGTTTGAGTTTCTTTGTTGCCTGTTATTTCTTTGCCTTCTGTTAATGTTGCCTTATTACTAGCTGCCGCTGTTGTAGATGAGTTACCATCTATTACCGCAGGTAAGTACTTTTTAAATGCTGATTCAAGTCTGCCAGTTTGTACACTTTCTAGTAGATCTGACATTATTTCCTGTTGTTTTTTGCTTAACGGGGATAATAGTTCATTTATCGTATTAGAGCGTTCGGCAGATTCTTTCAGAAGCTTGATTTCAGTATTCTTGCTTTCTGTAATTTTCTTTGCTTCAGCAATTAATTTTTTAGCTTCATGTAGTTGATCATTTTTCTTATTAACCACTTTCATGAGTCTAGCAGTTTCGGACTTTTTGTTCATATGACTACCAATATATTCCTGTTGGAAGGATTCGAATAGTCTGCGTCCAAAATCATTTTGACGTGCAATTGTAATATCTTCTTTTAGCTGAGTAAGTTCAGACTTAAGTGATTCACTAACTGTTTTATTAACAAGTTTTGCACTTTTTGCTATGAAGTCTTTTTTCACTTCATCAAATGCGTTCTTTGATTCACGCATAAGTTTGACTTTTGTCTCAGCAAGGTCTTTCTTATCAGAATAGAATTCAGAAATTTCTTTTGTAAGAGCTTCTACTACAAATTCTTCTAATTTTTCAAACTTTGCTGCAACTGTTTTTTGATCTTCGTGTAGTTCAGATACTTCACCACTTAATTGCTCTATAACAAATTTATTGAGTAATTCAGAGTGGTCACGCATTGCTACTGCATATTTTGCTTTCGCTTCTGCAAGTTGCTTACGATCTTCTTGAAATTCTGCAATCTCTTCTGCTAGAGATTCACCAAGCATTTTGTCTATAGATTCAACCATTGTTTGCTTGTCATGCTCGTATTTGCGTGCAAACTCTTCACGAAGTTCAGCAGTGACCTGCTTTTTATTTTCGTTAATTTTTTGAGTCCACGCTTCTTCTATGTCAGCACGAATTTCTTCTGATACTACATTATTTTCAAATAATGTTTTTAGTGCATCCAACATATTATTCTCCTGTTATTGGAGACCGTTGATTATATTAACCAACGATTCTTTTAGATATTTTTGTGCCTTAGGATCTTCTTTAACTTCTCTGCCTAGTTGTAATGCCTTGTATCCGCCTCTTGCATTCATCAAATGTTCGTATATTGGACTAGGATACGCACTCGGTGCGCTTGGTTGTGCAACAATATCTACTGTTACAATTTCAAACTCACTAACACGCCCGGACCCGTCTTCTTGAACATTTCCTGAACCTCTACTTGAAACACCTAATTTTACGCCGCCTTCTAGTAGTGTTTTTACTAGTTGACCCATAGGAGTTTCTAAAATTTTCAGTTTGCCATAACCTTTAGAGCCTTCGCACCACATACCTTCGATCATATGTGAAACACGATCAATATTGATGTTAAGGCCTTCGGGATGGTCAACTTCACCGAGTACAGAATAGCCGCCTTTAATTTGCTCATTTATAGATTCGACAGCTTTTTGAATTTCATTCATCGGATATACTCGAGAGTTAGCATTTTTTACATCACCCTCAATGAAAATTCCTTTCATGAACAAATTTCTGCCTTCATTAGCAGACTCAACAACTATTTTAGCATCGTCAAATGTAAGGTTTTCTATTAAGTTAACCATCCCTGTTCCTTTAGTTAGCTACTGGAGATTTCGCACCATCAGCTTTTTTAGCTGCGCCGCCGCTAACTGATCTTAGTTTTTGGGTGCTACCTGGTTTGTTTACATTACCGCCATCTTCTTCTTTTACAGATGGAGCAGAACGACCATTTTCAGTTCCGCCTTGAGCAATGTTACTAGCATCACCTTCGCCTATTGATGCACCTGGACCATTTGGCGATTTAGTGTTAACACCGTCGTCGCCCATTTTTGCACTTACAGG